CAGGATGGTAGCCAGGATGTACCTGCTGCTGATATGGCGCAGGTCATCCACGAAGCTGCGGTGTTCAATGTCCAAGTAGTCAATCTGTGCGTTCTGTTCGGCGGTCAACAGTTGTGCGTATTTCCTATCGCCGTTGATGACGCAATGAAACAAGCGATGATCGACCAGGAAGCAAAGCTATGGGCGCATATCCAGACTAGGACACCGCCAGAGGCCACGCACCCGGATGACCTACGCAGAATCTTTAGGCAGGATGACGGCAGCACCAAGGTAGCCGATCAACAAATAGAATCCATGTTCTTGAAGTTGAGAGCCGTCAAGAATCAGATCATTGCGTTGGGTGAGCAAGAGAAGATACTGGAAGGTCTGACGCAGCAATGGATGGGTACAGCCACTATTGCAGAAGCGCCGGATGGCAGAACTTTGGCTACCTGGAAGAAGGCCGCTGATGGCGAAAGCCTTGACTCCAAACGCCTGAAAAAAGAAATTCCTGGCCTTTACGATCAATACAAAAAAGCATTGATAGGAAGCAGACGATTTCTTGTTAAATGATTTATATATGGAGAAGAAATAATGCTAGTCAGACTACTTGAACCAGACCCAATCCTGCGCGATGACCCTGTGCGTCCGAGAATCAGTCCTAGTAAGCGCATAGACGGAATGAATCGTGCCGTGTTTGCATGGGTTGAAAATCGAAAGATATGCGCGATTGCTTGCGTGTCTTATCAACAACGAATACCCACCAGAGTAAAAGACCTACTTGAATATCATCAATGGCCTACTAGAGCAATTCTTTACTCTGTGTGGTCTTACAAGAAAGGATCAGCAAGCAAACTGATTCAGCATTTTGTAAAACGAATGAAAGAGGAAAAGTTACGCATCATCACCATGAGTCCCAAGACTGACATGGCAAGGAACTTCCACCTCAAAAACGGTGCAAAGGTTCTCAAAACAAATCGCACAACGATAAATTATGAATACTAGGGGAATTTATGAATGAGATAGCAGATCGTTGCATCGAATATGCCAGGAAGGATGACTACCCGGTAACTGCCCAGCTACTGTGGTCAGCAGCAAGGGAAATCAACCGGCTGGAGCATGAAGTGGCAGAACTGACCCTAAGACTGCAAACCAGGTTGAAGGTCAAAAAATGAGTAAGATAGACGCAGCTATCTACATCATGGCAGCAAGCAGCATCATTGATACAATCCTTTCACTTATGGAGAAATTCAAATGAATCTGATACCAGTAAACGATATGAGCGTCATGGCAGACAGTATCGTGAAATCCAATTTTTACGGGTTCAAGACAAAAGAACAGGTCATGGCAGTCATGCTGGTAGCACAAGCTGAAGGCAAGCATCCTGCTACCGTGGTGCAGGAATACGACATTATCCAAGGCAGACCTGCTCTTAAATCACAAGCCATGCTTGCTAGGTTCCAGCTTGCAGGTGGCAAGGTTGAATGGCATGAGGTCAGCAAGAACAAATGTTCTGGAACCTTCTCTCATCCTGCTGGCGGGTCTTTAAGGGTCGAGTGGACTATCGAAATGGCAAAGGCCGCAGGATTGGTCAGGGACGGTTCTGGCTGGTCTAAGTATCCAGAGGATATGCTCCGCAGCAGGGTTGTCAGCCGCGCTGTGCGCTCGGTCTATCCTGCCTGCATTCTGGGTCACTACGCTGTTGAAGAAGTCCAAGACTTTGAACCTAGCCGCCAAGTGCGTGACATGGGCAAGGTCGAAGTGGTGCAAGAGGAAGAATTCATTAAGTCAGACGAACTGCCGCCAGCAGGGGTGGACATCTGGCCTCTGAACGTGCCTGGGCGTGACACCATGCAATGCGCTGGCAAGGAAGAATGGGTGGAGGCGTTCCTGATGCTGGTGGGCAAGGTTGCCAATGCCAAGCTGACGGATGCCGAAAAACAGGCCAAGGTAGCGCAATTGCGCTCTGCCAACAACACAGCCTTTGGACGCATGGGCATTCAAGCCAGCGCCGCAATCTACCGCCAAATCACTGAACTGCTGCCGCCGCCGGAGGTGGGCGCGGAGAATGCAAAAAAGTGGGTGGAGGAATTCGACAAAGCGTTACCGGAACCCAGTGCGCCGCAATCCTAGCCATGCTCAAGCGTGGGCCTATCACGGCGCTGGATGCCATGAGGGAGGCGAAAACTATGCGCCTAGCGGCGCGTATCGCTGACCTGAAGGAACAAGGTCACACTATCACCATGGAGATGGTAACGCTGGGAGAGAAACGGTTTGCACGATATTCACTGATGAGGCAACACAATGGATGACTATGGGTACAAGGTCAAACGATTGATCGAAGGAAAAGGGGTTCTGTTTACGAACCAAGAGAAATGGGATGACGGTAGTCCCGACATGAAAGGAGAAATACTCTACAAGGGTGAACTTATCAAGATCGGTGGATGGATCAGACATACAGACAAGGGGATGCTCATATCCCTGGGTATCGACAAACATAGGAGATTCAAAGATGGCTAAGACACCAGAGGAAGGCAAAGGCGTACTGTTCAGCGCCGACAAGAAGGGAAACCCGAAAGCCCCGGACTTCAAGGGCGAGATTATGGTGGAGGGCAAGATCATCAAGCTGGCAGCGTGGAAGCGTCAGTCAGCCTACGGCGAACTGATTAGCTTGGCTCACAACACGTATTCGGGCGGTCAGCCGCAGCAAACCTATCCGCGTGAGATCAACAACGATGACGATAACTCGGTTCCCTTCTAATGGCTAAACTGTTTGTATCGACTCCGATGTATGGTGGTCAATGCACCGGGTTCTATGCTCAGTCATTGATCCAACTCAACAACCTGCTCAAGAACACCGGCAACGATTGCGTGATGTCGTTCATGTTCAACGAAAGCCTGATTACCAGGGCGAGAAATGCACTGGTTCACGGGTTTCTCAAGACGGACTGTACGCACCTGATGTTCATTGACGCTGACATCAAGTTCAATGCTGCTGACATCCCGCCCATGGTGGAGGCCGACAAGGACATCATCTGCGGCATCTATCCCAAGAAAGAAATTAACTGGCATACCGTCAAATCGGCAATGGATGCAGGTGTTCCGGTAGATCAACTGAAACACCATACCGGGGCATTTGTGGTGAACCTGGTGGAGTATTCGCCCACTGTGACCGTGCCGATCAATCAGCCGGTGGAAATCTGGAATGGTGGTACTGGGTTTATGCTCATCAAGCGGGAAGTGTTTGAGCAGCTTGCTGACAAGGTTCCCAGCTACATCAACGATGTCACCGACCTGTCCGGCAGCATCAAGCAGGATGAGATCAAGGAATACTTTGCCACCAGCATCGAGGAAGGTACGCGCCGCCTGCTGTCAGAGGATTACCACTTCTGCAACATCTGGAGGAAAGCCGGGGGTAAGGTCTGGGCAGCACCCTGGGCGCAACTGAGCCACATTGGGACGTATGCCTTTGAAGGCCAACTGTTGCAGTCGGCATGAGTGATCCATTCGTAATCACTGAACCTACCGTCATCAGCTTTAGTGGCGGTAGGACTTCAGCCTATATGCTGTGGCGTGTGTTACAAAGCAATGGCGGGTTGCCTGCGGAGGCAAGTTCCGTGTTGTTGACTTTGATTCTGCCAGCAGGCAGGGCGAACCGTTTTCTGCACTGATTGAAAAAAAGAATTACTTGCCAAATCCTGTGGCTCGGTTTTGCACCAGCGAACTTAAGGTTTTGACCATACAGCGATACATGAAAAGCATTGGCATTGATGAGTTTGAGCAAATGCTTGGCATTCGTTTTGATGAAAAGCGCAGGGTTTCCAAGCTGCGACAGGGCAACAGGACTCCGCTTGTAGATGCTGGCATTACTCAGAATGATGTCCAATCTTTTTGGAAGTCGCAGTCTTTTGATCTTGGCTTAGACTTCAGAGATGGAGTAACCAGTCTTGGCAATTGCGACCTATGCTTTCTCAAAGGCCCAAACCAAGTACTGTCTATCATTCGCAGCGATGCAAACAAAGCTGTTTGGTGGGCAAAACAAGAGAAAAAAATTGGAGGAACATTTAGAAGCGACAGGCCGTCTTATTCAAAAATGATGATGTTTGCAAAAGACCAAGGAGATATGTTCGATGCAAACGAAGAAGGAATTTCCTGTTTCTGTGGAGACTAACGATGGAAGAACACTACGATTGGTCAATGGCAATCTTGGAGGTCAAGACGAACATCAACAAGCTGAATCACGCGCTTCTGATGCGTGACCAGGCCGAGGCCAAGGCAACCGCCTCTAAGATCATTGCCAGCATGACCAAGCTGTTGGAAGAACTGTAAAAAAAAGCCCCCAGCAATGGGGGCGAAGTTCCCGAGGGAGGGGCTACGAAGATGGAGGCATTATGACAGACGCAGTGCGGCGCGGTAGACGCAACCGGCAACGGGGGCAAGAAGGAGAACGAGAAGTCTCTAAGCTGTTATCTGATTCTCTCAATATGCCTGTTAAGAGGTTATTGGGGCAGGAACGGGACAAGGGTTCTGACATCCTGACCAAGCCATACCGATGGGAGGTGAAACGTAGAAAACGTATTGGATTGATCTATGACTGGTTGGAGGAGGCGCAGGACGGCCTCCAGGACGCATCAGAACGGCCTCTAGTCGCTTTTCGGGCAGACGGCAAGGGTTGGCTAGTAGCCATGCCCCTTGAGGAGGCTATACGACTTATACGAGAGGAAATAGTTAATGAAGATAATGGATGTGTTAATAAGCCTGTTTGATGGGTACGAGCCTAGCCTGATGCTGCCGCATGAGGCGATCATGGCCTGGAGGCCGGCTGATCCCCGGCGCTACGATTCCCGGAGGGAGAAGTGCGTCGAGTACCTGAGAGCCAAGAATCTGTGGGTGCTGGACGGGAAGTTCACCCCGACCAAGGCCAGCCATACGGACATCACGGTGGTGTTCAACCGCGCTCGGCAGGAGATGG